GTAGTAAAGAAATTTCGACAACTAGTTTTACCATTGTATGACTTTAAAGCCAACGAAGGCTGGAAAGGTGAATAAAACATGGGTGTATTTCGGAGTTGGCGTCCTGAGACATTTTCAACTGCTTCAGGAGGAGGCATTGAAGCTAAATACAGAAGAGCCTCTTTTCGAGTTAAACCATATGTAGGGCACTGAGATCCCTTCACATATAAATTTTTAGATGTATATTGGTCTAATAGCCTACTCATGACCATACGACTGGGTATAAATGTCCACGGTCCATCTGTATGCTTAGCAAATCTAGCCAAAGCGGCGTTAATCTCTCCCTTCAAAGCAAACTTCCTACGAGCCATTCTAAAACTTGAAATAGTAAAATCAAATATGAATAATAAGCTAAAATATTAAGTACTGAATAGTTTAAGACAAGCGAAAGTTCAATTAATATTTGCAAAAGCAAAAGAGAGACAAAATGCATTATATTTATTTAATAAAAAGACTACGTACGCGTAGCCGCGATGGGTACGCAATATCTGAAACTATGACCAGATATTACTTTCTCCATAGTCGACCCACGCGAGTATGGAGCAACATCCAATTCCAGTTGGGGAGCCAATAACTAGATTGCACTAGAAGCGCGTGGCAGATAGAAAATCGCATATTGACTTGTAAGTATAAAACCACCAAGTGGGGATGTGACGTACATTAATGGACGTGGCAAGGATCCATTTTCAGAGGGGAGACGATAACGTTTTCGCCTGCGCTCCTATCAAGTGTTACTCATTCCAGCCCGAACGTGGCACTTGAAACCCCTTACATTTACTTTTATTTCGACGTGAATAGTTTGCACATAAACGCCGCATGAAGATACAATAGATCATGACTATCCTCGGCGAGAACTTACGCCTAAGTTGACGTTTGCCAGACGTGCACGAACCGGATCTGTTACCCGCTCTAAACGAGATGGTGCAGCTACCGGCTCTACAGGCCCAACCCCGTCAGTCTTAAACTCCCGTGAGGGAATTATAACTGGCAGATGGTATTTTCCAGC